TGAGTTCCTTTTAATTTGTGATTGTGGTTGTGATCCACATACGACTGAACTACACTATACCCAGTATCCAAATAAAAATTATCGTGAAACGTGATCTCAGGGAATATCTCGGAAGTTAATTTTTTAACAAGTTGTGTCGATACCGTATGGTGAATATGATTTGTCATTTCACCTATGGTCGTATGAATAGTGGGCATATTTTCCTCCAAATAGGGCCGCATTAAACTCATACAATGACTTAACCTTAAAAATAAGGACGTTCTATGTCAAATCCTCGTAAACAACAAATAAAAAATGAACGAAAGTTCTTTGCTCAAGCTTCTGTTAGTTCGGAAGATCATTTCTTTTTTAAAAAATATCCATTCGTTGAAACTCTAGATTTCTTTCAGTTAGCCTTTGTAACTATTTCTACAGTTCACGAATTTGGTGCACAAAAATATTCGTTTTATAGTTGGCAAAATAATCCTGAAGGTTCTGACTCTCTTCTTGCAGATTCATTAAATGCTACTCTTAGACATCTTCTCCAATTGCGTACAGGCAATATTTACAACGATAGTGGTATCAACCATATGGCACACATCTTGACCAGAGGTGGCAGTATGGCTCTGACCAGATACTATCGAGCCATCTCCGGACAATGGAAGTATCACCGAGAAAAAACTAGAGAAGAAGTATCGCACATACGAGAAGCACTTGCACCTATAGAAGAATTCCCGGTATATTTTGATCAAATTACTCCGGAAACAAGAATATCGGCTTTAAAATATGATCCGAATCTGGTTGCAACTTCAAAAGAAGGTATGCTCGATATTATGGACGAATGCCTTATTCGTACGGCGATTCATCCTCCCGTAGGAGTCATTGATCTTTACAATCAGATCTTTCCTATAGATATCTTTTTCTGGAACGCAACTGCATATTTGCATCATATTCCGGATTTAAAATCCACACTGAAAGCATATTTAACGTCTCTGGAGGAAACTACATGCCCATCGTCACAAATCTCAGAATCCACATCAGACCAAAGTCAGAATGGGAATCCGAAGATCCAGTCATCCTCACAGGAGAAGCTGCTCTCGACAAAGGTACTACTAACTTAAAAGTTGGGATAGACAACAAGAGATGGTCCGAACTTGAGTATGGGATATTGCTCGATTCTACTGCACCACACAGTGCATCACATGCTCAGGGAGGTAGAGATCCTATAACCCCTGAGAACATCGGGGCTGCGACAGTCGAGCATACCCATGCTCTTAATGATCTTGGAGCTGCAAACAAAGATCATACTCATTTACCTGAAGCGATCGGAGCTGCAGATAGGACACATACTCACACTCCAGAAGATCTTTCGTTTTATATACTCAACACTTCGTTTGAACTTGATCAAGATCAAACTTGGTCAACTGTATTAGATGAAACATTAGGAGATTTACATTACGTACATGTTCATCTGAAATTTGAAGATGATGGAGTATTAGCGGACGCTGCCAGTGTTGCGTATTGGACTATTGATCCTATCAGTAGACAACTTGACATCATCAATACGTATCCGTCTACGTTAACATTTTTTCTTAGTGTCAAAAACTAAGAAGGAGGTTACGATAAGATTATGATCCTTCAGTTCACTGACAACACGGGAGTGCCCATATCAGAAATACAGACTACAAAAAGCACTGTATTTTTAAACCTCAAAATAGATTTTGAAGATATCCCTTCTGGGCATGGAAGAATACTCAAAAATAACCTGACTATAGGTCAGTTTTCTAAAGACCCAGGAAAACCCATCACGGTAGACTTTTATCAAGGTAATCTGATACAACAAGTTAAACACCAAGATGTATTTTATCTCGTTTTGGATGAACCGTATCCGATGCAATCGTTTTTGACGATACGCCGAACACACGGAGAAGGAACCCCCAGACTTGGACGACTCCTACGAACTAGTCTACAATACGAATATGAATCGCATCGTCCGAAAATCTTAACTCAGTTCAGACAGAATGAGATCCTTGAACTTTACAAAAGAAAGCCCCACAATTTTAAACACGTGGCGTTATTTGTCAAAGAACTATTAAAAGGACTCAATGACGAATACGATATAGATGTCACAACGTTACCTATCGATGACGGATTCTTTTGTTCTCAAGGGGTACCGTTTGTCATGGGAACATCTGACATACTGAATAATGATCTTGTGCGTGCAGATGGAGAAATTGTATCGAACAAAGACGCGGATGTCTTAGAGATAATTTCAATCAACTCCGTAGTTGGAGGTACTGTTAGAACCAGCACTTTCAACGGTAAGATTTCTTCTATCACATTCGAAGACAGTTCTGACATCGGACAAACTGCTACGTTTGTGTGTGTTATTAAAAATCGTACAACTGGAGAAACCGTCGAATCCCAAGTATCGTTGAGGATAAGAGAACCACATCCCATCACGGCAGTTAACGACGTCTTTGATATAACTCAGGGAAGTTCTATAGTTTTACCTGTATCTCAGTTATTATCCAACGACATAACTAAAAATCCTCCGATAACATATACCGGACTGGGTGATCATGTTGTAGGAGGAGAAGTTACAGAAAATGCAGGCAACATCACCTTCCAAAGTACTGGATTCGCTGGAAATCCTGCAGAATTTCAATACAATATAAAAGATGCTCTAGATTACGTTGCTACAGGAACGGTCAAATTGAATGTGTTAGAACTTCCTGAACTGGAAGCATACATTTTTAATACCGAAGAACTGGAAGTATTCAAAACATCATACACTCCGCCTACATTAGCAGAAGTCTTCAACTCTTGGGATAGATTCAGCAACCATACTGAGTATTACCCTGGAGGAACTCCACCTCAACACGAAGCTGCAGCGTGGGAACGTTACGGACAAGGCTTTCGTTGTACGATCAACTCTGGAACTTGGACTGGATTTGTTTCTCCCAAGAACTATACCAATTACGTTCACGATTGTGTCTTTTCTAGTGTAGCAGCAGATAATGACTGTATAGGATCTGTAGTTGCGTTTAAACGCGAAAACAACATCAACCACACATTAGTTGCTATACGGGAACCGGGTGGAGTTCCTTGGTTCACATCTAGTACTTGTTGGTCTTTGGCTTACGTACTCAATACGAACTATGGTTCCCCAAATATCGTGGTCAAAACAGTAGCTCTTCCTAGTATCAAAAAACAAGGAAACTGGTCAGTTGTAGGACAAACTCGAGTAAGAGTCGAACGCATTGGTTCTATGATAAGAGCAACGTGTTCGCAATTTGGATCAACAGAGCTTGTGTCCGAATCGTTACTAGAAATTGATCTTAACGATTATTCTTACTTATCCTGGGCACTTGATGGTGCTAAATACGGATACACTTGTTTTTCTCAGCAATACTCAACGTTTTCTAACGTACAATTTGACGGTGGGACTAACGCAGATCAACTGTTTGATCTTACGCTTAATTGTGTATGGAACTTCGTCAATGGTGTATGGGTCAAAGATACTACTAGTACGATACAAAGTCTTACTGGGTATCCTAGAACAATTGTAAATCCTATCAACGGAAAACGCTACAGAATCAAAGCAGATTCTATTGTTGAAATAGTTTAAACGTAAGAGACTCCTTATACAAGGAGTCTCTTACTAATTATTTATTGTATAATTTAACTTATGTACGAGTTTAACCCTATAAGGAGTTTATATATGAAGATTTATCCTGATTCTCATGTCATTACAGTAAAAGGGAAACAAACGAAAGACATATCTAAAGATATGTTCTACATCGTTCAAGTACCTTTTAAGGGTTCCCGATTCGAAGAATATGAATACATTAAAGAAAATCATGCTACTCTTGCAGCATTGACATTCAACAATAATCTCATAAAATTCGATAGTTCTCGTGTATATCACCTACTTTCAGATGGTACATTTGAAGTTTGTGGGTGTACTGTTTCTGATGATCCAAGTATATACCAACCCAGACTCTATCATAGTTCCTACGTTGACGACATGCCAGACGTTATGATCCGTCTGGATGGAAGCGAATATCGTGTTGAAGATCTTCCTGACGAACTGTTAACTCCTGAAGCTCTAGAAAAACGACAGTTACATCAACCCATCACAAACGAGGTCGAAACGCTTGTTCGAGATCTGAGTCGTATAGAATCAAGTTTAGGTACTGTTGAAGTTTCAGGATATACTTTAGCCGGACTTGCCCCTCACGCATTCGGAAATATGGACTTTTTAGAAGATCCTTCATCTATAACCGATGGAAGATTCAATCGTACAGAACAATTGTTGTTTGCTTCTACTTCTCCTACAGCTCAAGAAATGGTCGGGTATAAATTCAACGTTCTACGATTTAAACTGCGCGAACTTGGGATTGTTGGACGTATATCACTCAACCCTAAAGATCCTGCGGAAGACGTGCCGTTTCCGAAGTTAGTGGATATAGAAATTCTCAAAGATGATACCTGGGAAATACTGTCACAGGATGTATCTCTTCCTCCTGTAACTTCCACACAATTTCCTGAGGGAAATGCATCTGAAGAAAATGCACTTGTAACTAAAGCCAGACCTCTTTATCATAGACAAAGTATTGATTTCTCATCCATACCTGAAGAATACGATTCGATACTAAAAGGTGTTCGTTTGGTCGTAAAGGAATGGTATCCTGGAAAACACGAAGCTATGCAGAACGGTATAGCCAGACTGATAATACGAGGAATTGTTGTTCACCCACATTCTGACGCTGGTAATGAAACCCCGGGTTCAGGCAAAACCCAAGTAGTTCCATTTATAACTCCCCCCAATGAACAATTTGTGTATGCCCAATATAATCCCACAAAAAGGTTTGTGCCGGATTCTGTACCTGTTGCAGAATTGCGCGATAAACACAAAGTCACTGCACCTAAAGTAACTTCTCCGGTAGTAGTTCTTTTGGATTATAATAAGTACCCCTCTGGAACTTATGATATACCTAAAGATACAGATCACGTATTTTTAGTGAACAGAACACAAAAACATTTTCAAATCGTAGCACCTGAAGGAGAAACATTTCTCATAGGTAACAAATACTACGAAACTGCATCGATACTTCCGGCATGGCTTGTTCAGATAGTGCGTCGAGACGACAATCAACTTATGCTGCAAGCATATACACAATTTAAATTCGATAATTAACATATCTTAAAGAAGGTTCTCCCCGACAATCGGGGAGAACCTTACATTGAGTATTTAGCGACTATATGGCCACATATCCCAAGAATGTCTAATTGCTACGATATTCGTAAGTACCTCTTCGAAACTTCCTAAGTCATAGTCGTAGAACCCTTGATCCGGAGTAAGATAAAAATCTGATCCACTAGGCAATTTAAAGTGTGTGGGTTGATATTCAGACATATCCCAAAGAATTCTTGCTGGCAGGAAATTGATCCACGCTTCTGGAGCAACTTCTTTTCCTAAGATCCGTCCGCCTAACCGATAGATGTTAGGGTTACCAGAAACAAACATGACCACACGTACTACAAGATCTGTTTCTGTTATCAAAAATTCCCAAGGAAGATTGTACTTAACTACTTTATCGTTGTGTACATCTACACACTTTACAATTTCCTCAGTATCCACAGTTTCTGCTCGAACAGGAACAATCAAAAATCTCATCGCATACGCAGGCATATTTACCTCCAGTAAATTTGCAGTAAGTTTTTCTTCACTCACATCATAATGTGCAACGTAGATAATCCACTCTTATTTGGAGGCTTTAATATGGGCATGTTAACTGATCTGAACTGTGAAGATGTGTCTCCTGCACCTTGTATTAACACAGGAACTCTTATCGATATTGCAACTGGGGGATTCGAACAAGGACACAATGGCGAATGGCTTCTCAATGGTGGGCTTGCTCCTATCACAGGTTACGTTGGTCGTGGTGGACAATACAAAACTACTCTTGCGGATTACATCATTGCCACTACACTGAAACGTTATCCTGAGGCTGAAGGCTGGAAACATGACGTGGAACAGAACGCCTTCAATAAAGCTCGTTACGACACATTTGCAGGAGAAGAAGTTTCTTCTCGAATTCTTTTGACAAACTCTGCCGCGTTAAGTATGTCAGAGACTATCAGTAAAATAAAAGAATTCATGGCGTATAGATTAAAACACAAAAAAGATCTCTACAGAAAGACTCCGTTTCGAGATACTAAAGGAAACCCCAAGTATGCCTGGATTCCTTTTTTGATCTCCATCGATAGTTTTACTTTATTTCGTACTGACTCAGAAGTGCTTGCCAGTATGAGCGATAAATCCATGGAAGACTCCAGTCGTAACATGGACGACATGACAGATGGTAAAGTTAAGCGTAAGCTTCTTTTTGACTTCTCCAGATGGGCATATCAAGCTGGGTTCAATTTTCTTCTTCCTGCACAGATTTCTGATAAAGCTGAAATCAATCCCTATGCACCTATCAAAAAACAGTTACAATTTTTAGGAAATGGAGATCATATTAAAGGTGTGGGTAACCAGTATACCTTCTTGACTAACACTGTGTTTCAGAGCACAAAACCAAGTCCGCTACTGGACTCAAAGAAATCTCCTGAATACCCCAGCGGGAGTTCTTCTGGTGCAGACTTAAACGAAGTGAACATGGTTGTCCTTCGTTGTAAGACCAACTTTGCTGGTAGTGTTATTCCTCTGGTGGTTGCACAGTCCAGTGGTGTACATTCAGGGCTTACCAACTACCATTACCTGAAGAAGAACAACGACTTTGGATTTAACGTAAAAGGACATAACCGGTACAGTCTGTTTCTTCCAGAAGAACTTCTACATCGAAATACTTTGGCGGACAAACTCCGTGAAAATTACGAACTAGAACGTGGACTTGAGATCATGTCTCAGTATTGTTGGATGCTCAACAACTGGAATATCAACGCACTGGATGTCAATGTTCCAAAGAGTCCTGAAGAATTTGTCAAAGCCATCAATGAGTGTTCTGAGTTGAAACTCTCAGACATACTTAACTCTAGAGGGTATTGGATATTTGACGGACAGAAAAATGATCGGGAATATATGTCTTTGTTTGATATCTTCGATATCCTTAAAAAATAAGAAACGTAGCTCTATATGGTAAACGATATACAGTATCCCAAAATGGGATACTGTATATCTAGGTATGTCATTATGAAGAAAAATTCAGGCTGTATCAAAAGAATAAATTGCGAAGAGATTTAAGTTTTAAGAAACTATGTCCTCGTATATGTGGATATTTGAAAGTGTTAGACAGATCAAAAAGAAGGTCATGTAGTACCTATCTAGAAAGACTTTCTATCCTCTACACAAAGTTCGAATATATACAAATTACAGTTTAGCAAATATACACGGGGAAGCTACATTCTGTAGCATCGAGGATATCTTATTTATCCAGTCTTTTGAAGATGTGGCTGTACTGCGTTTCACTTTTGAGGCATATGCAATCGTATTTTTGTAATTTGCAAGTTGAGTGCTATCAACGATGAGTATTTCAAAACACTGATGCGATAACAATTGGTTTTTCCAATTATCCGAATTCATATCCAGTTTGACAGTATCTTTAAAGTGTTCGTGATTTAATAGAAAAATCTCACGAGAAACATCAGGACGTTTGACAGGATCTATCCCGACAATGGACTTTTGTATCCCTCGTTCTTGAAATATGTTTTTGAATTTACTAAGCATCATGATTCTCCCTAAACGTTGTAATGATATCGCAGAATAGGCATATGGTACTTATCAGGTCTCCCTGATAAGTACATGTGTCGATTATTCGGAACATTTTTGTATACGCGCCCGTACAAACGGCATCATCTTTTTCATGGTGTTGATCAGAATGTTTTGCATCTGTTCATCCATGTGGAACTTAGGTCCCAATTTTTGTACGTTATTTTCTATATCTGTGTTATTGATATCATCTCTGAGCATCGCTGCACACCAATCTGCAGCAAGTTCGATAAGAGACATAAAGTCCATACTCATGACACCACTGGTATGATATTCTGGATGATGATCGTTATTCGTGTAGTGGTGTACCCATGCTTTGTGGAATTTTTCTTCTACATCCGGGGGAAGGGGTTGTTTATTTTTTAAATAGGGTACTGCTTCAGAATACCCTTCAAATTCAACTTCAAAAAGTTTACTGTGATCATGGACAAGTCCACGTTGTGTAAGTTCATCGGTTGCTATTTTTATACCTGTCCGAACTGCCTGAACATGTACATTTAGTTCATCAGTATATTCTTGCTCACTCATAGAAATTATGGACATAGATCTACCTCTGAGTTAAAATTGAAATGCACGTTTATCTACACACGTATCAAATGCAGTAATTCGATCATGTATTACTGTATATGTCATGTTTTTACGACACGGAGATCCCACATAATCATCGAGTACATAGATCTTTCCGAGTTCCGGGATATTCATTAACATTTTCCAGCAAGTTATGCAAGGAGATGTAGTACAATAGATATCACAACCTGCAAGACTCACGCCATGTATCGCTGCTTGCAGTATCACATTCTGTTCTGCATGTACAGCTATACAACGATCCAACTGTTCTCCAGAAGGGATGTTTTCTTTATGACGGATACAACTTTCTTTCGTACAATGCGAGAAACTTCTAGGAGCACCATTGTAACCGGTAGAAAGTATACGGTTATCTCGAACAGCTATAGCTCCCACTTGTCTACGGATACAAGTACTTCGTTTAGCCACCTGCTGGGCTATCGACATAAAATACCAAGTAAGGTCCATACGTTCCATATTCACACACTCCTTTATTGTTGGGTATATATTAATATCATCAGACACATTTTTTAATATTTTAGATATTCAAGTTGCGCATCATGCTATGCATCATAAGCTCGTTTTGGAGATATCCCCTATGAAAAAATATCATATCAGTGGATGGCACAATATTTCGGCAAATTCATCGCTGCATGTGGATGGAGTTACTGCAGAAGATATCAAAAGTATCCTTCACAATTTGAACTCACACAAGTTAGTGCAACTGTGGAACACGTATGTCGATAACCTATTCCAGCATGTAGTTAACTTCGATAACCCACACCATCTTACAATAGACCAACTTAAAACTACGGTCATTCAAATTCTGTATAGTAGATGGAGAAGTGTAGGATACGAAGGAAATATAGATGAGTTCATTACTATCCTTTTTAACTACCTTGAATTCGCTACTTGGGAAGAAATACTAGAAGGTACTTCAGAGACCAAGATCATGTCAGTATACGATCTGGCAAATCTCATCACACGACACGATGAAAGCTTAGATTCGCATAGTGCACAACTTCAACAATTTTTTACTTCCGGTGCAGAATACATTCCGACTCCTGTCTTAGTACTGACTGGATTATCGTCCAACGAAATACGACACCCTACATCGACCGATCCCGTATCTGGAACAAAAACAATTAAACTCAACACTGGGATGCCTAATCGTTTTGGGATAGTATTAAGTCATGATATTTCGAAATCGTTTTATTACCGGATCGAAGATCAATTTAATTTAGGATGGAGTATATCCTTTGATCAATCTACTGGGATCTTCAATGTAAGATACTCTCATGCTGATGAAATATTGACCACTCTACCTCTTCCTGTATCTCAACTAACAGAGAGAGTCAAATTCATTCTGAACTTCGATAAGACTGAGGTATCTATATATCTGGAGAATCACGAAAAACGAGTGATAAATATCATACAACTTTATCAGTTAGTAGGTGATATCTCTCCGATAAAAGTACAGATCGCTGATCCGTATCCTAGAGAAGGATACCTTAAGTTTACTCCGGTTACAGGATCTAACCAATTCATTTTGTACAATGCCTGTGTTCCTGAAGAAGGAATGCTTCACCTTATCTCACTACTTGAGGAGTACGCTCATGGCTAACCATAGAACTCGAGGATATCTTACTGGGTTTGATGTTATTACTACAGAAACACCAGAACAAGGAAGTGTCCCTCAAGGACGCAACGATTACAGTTTAGCAGATCTTTTTTTACAACTTCGTGAATTGCGTGCGATGTTCAACGAAGAACGTATCGCATACATAGAAAAACTTATTGTGGAACATGTTGAGGATATGGACAATCCTCACGATACAGATCTTCCAAAAATGGGTACTTCTGTAGAAAAAGAATTGTACCATCTTTGGTTAGAAAAAGGTAACGAAGGGAATATGGAACAATTTTTGAAGATATTGTTCCAATATGTAAAAATCGCTAGTTTGCTGACAACCTTAGAAGGTAAAGCATTAGATGAAGTTCCTTCAGTGTATGGAGTAGCTCAAGTAATAAAACGTCATGATGAAGATGTCCATGCTCACAGAGCTCTTTTTGGGGAATTATTCCCCGGTGAAGAGATACGTAGTTTTCCAACTCTTGCTATAGACGCAGAAGTAGGACTTCCCTGTTTTGTAGAAGTTATTCGTAATGCTCCTATAAGTTACATAGATGCATTCGGCAATTTGACATTTTCAAAAGTCAATGAACTTCCAGAAGACTATATTCACGGATTTCCTATGTATCCTATTTTTGGAGAAATAACCAATGAATTTCTTCATAGTGAAAACTTGGGAAATTCTTATTGGAACAAAACTAACCTTAATCACGGATTAAGTTCTGAACAATCTTCTATCCTCAAAAACAAACCGGGGTTTTGGATTCTTGAAAATCCTTCTGAAGAGACTCAAGAACACATCTTGGCTCCTTCTGAAACATTTGTTGTGGAGAAAGATGAAGTATTCACTATCAGTGCTTATGTCAAACCTTACGGTAGACCTTGTTTTGGGTTTAGAATTCCAAGTGCTATTTTTGGTGCATATCCGTATGTCCATTTCAACATGGATGAAGAATCTGTATTCATCAACCAGAGTGCAGATGTCTCCAGAATACACGGTGAGATAAACCCTACTGCTAGCGGTTATTATAAGCTCTCAGCAAGTTTTAAAGCCTTGCATCCTGGGGAATTTATTCCTGAAATGTATCCTATCGATATAGTTGACGGAGATGCTAACTACCGAGGAATATCCGATAGAGGGGTATTTATCGATTGTGTAAGTTTTACTCGGATAGAAAATTCTTGTCCGTACATCCCTACAACAAATACTCCAGCAACTCTTCCTGCAACTTCTGTAAAACTTTCTTTACAAGATTGGTATCGTAAGGATCAAGGAACGTTTATTTTCCAGACAACGAATCCACCACACTTCCCTGTGAAAAATGTTCGAATGTTGGCTATCGTAGCTAAAGACAACAACAATGTTGCTATTAGAACTAGATTGCCACAGGTACATAATCAAAGATTCTATACCGTATTCCAAGACAGTTCTAATGTTTCATTGAACTATTTCTGGAGCACTGTAGGAACGGATAAGTATGCTAAACTTATCTTAGGGTTTGATACAGAAGAACATTTCGCCAGAGGGGAAGGTGGAGATATAGAAATCAAACCTGTCGAAACCTCGATAAACTCCAATGTTACAGACCTTTATATTGGACAAGATCCCTTGAGAACAAACCATTTCAATGGCTGGATAAAACGAATAGCATTTTATCCGATCAAATGTAGTTCTCTTCAAACGGATTTCTTTATAGGAGATTGATGTGGTTACAACATACGAATTCACTGATGATCTTTGGCATTTACTCAATCCTGAAGCAGAACACATTACCATCAGAAATAGAGGTGGTAAACCTGTGAGTATCCATTTTACAGATACTCCGGATGGATTGACTGATGATCAAGTATTAGAGGATCCTCTGGAAATAGGAGGTATCGTTAATGAATTGTCTACAGATGGAAACAATTACGCCTATGCTAAGGCACCGTTAGGAGAAGGAGTTATAACTTTTCGTCCTTACGGAACTATCGATCCGTCTGAAGATATCACTTACATCGCAGAAGCGTTGAACCAGCTCAATGTTCATTTTAATGAACACAAAATGGATCAAGAAAACCAAGATCACCAAGTAACTAAAGAACAAGTGGGATTGGGCAATATCCCTAACGAAATCACGGATAACCCAGAAATCGATAGTTCCGAAATACTCGCTACTACAAAAGCAGTTAACATTGTTCTACAAGAACATCTCTCGCATATAGTGGATATTGAAAATCCTCACCAAACTACTAAAGCTCAAGTGGGATTGGGTCAAGTAGAAAACTATCCCCCAGCTACAACTGAAACTGCGAAGGATGTCAATAGGGACGATGTTTATATGACACCTATGACAACCAATACTGCAGTAAGAGCATGGATACAAATCGCTGCATCGATGCATCCACAAACTGTAATACAAGGTCAAGTTGGACCTTATCCTATAGGTTGGGGACCAGATTCTTGTAGTCCTCCTCCACAGACAGTTATACGGATCGATGATACTACTATTCGGGTCATGTCTGGACTCAAAGTGGCATTTGCTGAAGCTGGTAAAACTCGAGAAAGTTTTACCACTACGCAAGACTACGATGTATCATTAGGTACTACTCCTTCAAATGGAATCCATTTTATCTATGCTAACATAAATCCTCACGCAAGTATCACGGGATGTCATAGTACGATGACTCCTTATCTTGAAGCTTCTACTAGGGGAAACCATGTAGGTGACTTTTTCTCTACCACAGAAAACATCATGTACAATGAAGATGATGCCCCGATCAATAGAGTCTACTTAGCTAAAGTTAAGGTAGAAAATAACATCATCGTTAAAGTTCTTCCTGTACCTATCGGAAAAGAATATGTCGTACCAGTTCTTGTAGAACCTGAACTTGGAGAGAGACTTCTTTATATGACTCCGTTCTTTGGAGAAGTAGATTTTCAAGCCGAAGTAAAATACAACGGCGGATGGGGAAGATCCCACTGGAATGACCAGTGTGGAGTTTCCGCTGAAGATCATCCATACACTCCTAAAGGTTACTACATTTTACAGATAGGACAAATGGGGTATTTGGCAAGTGGACGAGAAGCTGGAAATGCTTTTGGACATAGTTTTCCCACAGTCACTACTCCCATCCCCATGAGAGTACGTCTTAGAAAAATCTAAGGAGATACACGATGCATGAAAGTTTATTAGTGATGGAGCAAAATCTTCAGCAACTCCATAGTTTCAAATACGAAAACACTATCTACACCACTGAAGGATTCGGTCAAGCTATTGTTCGTTTCTTCGGAACAATAGTTGATGCACATCTTAAAATACTTAACAACTTCAAGACCAGTATCTTTCAGTCTTACCGTGACTTAAAGAGAACCGAACTGATAGCGTACTACGAAAGTCATATGACTCGTACTAAGTATCTACTGAATAATTCGTATTCCATTTTCAGAAATGTGGAAGTACCTTACCCTGATAAAATGGTATCGACTTATCCTGAAGCTGTCGTAAACACTTTACAGTTGCTTCAGTATATCGACATGAAAGATAGGACTACTACGATCTACAATGGTGTCATGGAGATGACAGAAGCTTGGCTTGGTGGACAGACTTACCAAAGACTACCTGAAGGCATAACTTCTCAGGAACTGAAACGTGTTACAGATCTGTTTATGAAAAACACTAAAATCTTTAGTGGAAAACTTAATCAGCCAAGAACGTTCGGTGAGTTATTTCCTCGTCCGACAGATATGAAAACTGTTTTCGAACAACTCACTACCATAGGAGCACCTATCCAATACGCAGTTGCTTCAGTATTGTCTGATCTTGAGAAAATAAATGCTCAGCTTGAAAAAGTGTATAAACTTTGTCAGAGTGGTCATGTTGATGTTAACAAATCATCACTCACAGCACTTGCAGATGTTACGTTTCTTCAAGCTAAACTCTTTGATATGTACGGAGTCACTGTCCAGGACTTGACTAGATTAGATCATAATTTAGTTGAGATCTTCAAAACATTGAAAGAACACGAATAGTGTATACTAAGGATCTACCTCCCACAAAGGGAGGTAGATCCTATATGGATTATTGTTTTGGATATGGAAGTTTTTGTCGGATATCACGTATCTTTTCTTGCATCTCTTCCAATTTTTTAGGATGACCCATCGATGCTTCCATAAGAGCTTCGATCTGTTCTAACAAAGGAAGACTTGTCATATATTCCGCACGTCTCTGTAGCCGTACGATCTCTAAGCGTTCTGTATCAGTAAGATCAGAAGGAAGTATCCAATCCCCAGAAATATCGATGATGTGGATTCCTCCAGGGGGAGGAGGTCCAGGAATCTCGACACTGTCTGAAGGACAATCTTCTTTTGCACATCTGAACCATATCGCGGTATTGGGTATTCCGTAGTATTTCATAAAGTACTCCCTTAAGTTAGTCCCAGATATATCTATACAGTATCCCCGTATCGTCCGGAACTTGTACGGGTTTAGCTTTGATGTACCATGTAAGTTTAGTGGTACTGTCTTGCGGTATTTTCGGTACACGAAACGTAAGTGTCCCGTCACCCGAAGAAAACGACCTACAAGTATCTCCTTCACCTAGTTCGAAATGCCATTCTACATCAGAAACTAAGAGATCGTTTTCGGTCAGAAAACGATACAATTCTGGATAGTGTGATCTTGGAAGTTCACTTCCATCCAGTCTAAGATATCCTGGGATAAGTTCAGTTCCGTAGAATTGTACTTGCATCCCTATCGGATTGGCATCCACTAAGAGTGCAGGTTCTTCTGATTCTTCTACAAATTCGAATATAGTTACTTTCAGATCACCCAATTCTCCGTCTGCTATATACATACGAAGAATCTGAGGAACGGGAATGTTGTTACGGGAAAATCCAGATTGGATCTGTATCGGATACACTTCATTAAGTATTTCTTCACCAGCATCCAACACTCGACCTACGACTTGTCCAGTTAATGTCATAGTCGAAGTATTGAGCTCAAGGTGTGCTGTTCCACTATTTATCCCCATGTCTTCAGGAACAATAATGAAATGATTTTTGCTCGATTTTTGTACTGTCATAACTTTCAGTTGTGTTTCGTCAATTGTCACAGTATAAGGAGCAATGATCGCATTTCTGTAGTGGTTATCCACGTCATCTTTCGTGTTGATGACTATGCGTAACTTTTTAAGTATCTCTGCATTATCTGAGTCCACTTGTAGTTTGTAGATTTTATCTGGTTCTATGGCATAGGCAACTTCTGAAAACTGATCAAATGTAAACTGTCCATAGATCTTTGGACGCACTTTAGCTACACTGAATTCAGGTACTGAAGTATATGCTGATAGAACATGGTGTAATCCTTGGGGATTGATGTATCTTTCAGTAAGACTTCCATCCATAGCCTCTTGTGAGGTGGCCATTGGCGCATTGACAAGTTGTTCCAGTCCTACGGTTTCGGCAGTAATTCCGTGCGGATTATATACTGCTAAATGTAATTGAAACTCATCGTAGAGACTTGCAAATGTTGTTTGTAGCGTATCGACTGAAAGTTGTACTTGTGCAAACTTGTTATCTACTAAATGAAAGTCAGATATATCTGAAACAGTGTGTTCATGAACTATATCTGCCGCTCCTATAGAGCCAGCGGTAATCCCATGTGGATTTTCTTCTGAAACATGGGTAACTATTTGTGCAACTGCTTGTACGATCTGTTCATTTATCTGATCAAACCTGACATCAAGTTCCTCTGTATCGGAGATATCTGTCCAGGGATGCGAATGGTTTTTTGATGCCGCATCTATCATGGCAGGTGTAATCCCGTGAGGATTACTTGCGCGATCAGACAAATGCAGATCAAATTCTTCACTGGAAAAATTGATCTGACTATCAGTATAGGTTCTAGCATCATTCAAACATTCACCGATAGCTTCTAACAACTCTTGACCAGTTACGAACCCACTACCTCCAGAACCAATCTTTTCTACCAAGTGATCCAGATATACAGAGAATGCCGTTTTAACGTAGTGGATAGAAATATAATCTATCCTACAAGTTTCTCCTTCATTCAGACCACTAAGATCAAAATCCAAGATAGCTATAGTTGGCTGAGAGATCTCGGTTTCTACAGTATAAGTTCCTCGACGATCTATCGTAAGTATTGTTTCTTGTTTTTCGTTAACTATTGTCAAATTACCAGAAGTTAACTCACTAACCTGAAGGTATATGAAATATTTCCCAGGATAGATGAAGTTAGGGGACAATACTCTAGCTTTTGCTTGTACTCCAACAGTACCGGTTTGATTGCTATATACGAGCTGAGTTCTATCTACATAGAAGTTCTGAAGGTACCATCCGACATCTATGAAAAAAGGGTTTATGATTGGGTCGGATAACACTGGGGAGAAAAAAATTTTGTGAACTAATTGTTTAACGTCCGTAAATTCTCCATAGATCAGATCCTTAAGTCTACTTAAAGCATAACTTGTAGGTAACGACTTAGTACTATTGGTTTCCGGATCGTTAGTGATATGATTGACATCATTACCACTTATATCAAGCATATCCGTACGAGTAACTTTAACATCCAACTGTTGTCCGGTTATACTGGACGGTGTCATGGTGGAAGCAGGGAACGATTTATTTGACATAAAAATTACCTCAAAAAATAAGGTTTTATAAAGCATACTATGGATCTTAGAGACTGGTGTTAACACCAGTCTCTAAGATCTCATGTACTATTACGTCGTTACATTAAGAGATTGCTACTCGTATCGATTCGATATAGATTTCCTTTGCTTCATTAGTCAAATGGATCACGACTTCATCATCGATCATCTCCAGATGAACTTTGAGTGTACCTCCAGATCCATCATCTACGGAATCCATCGTATAGACGTGACCCGTATCGAGATTAGATTTTGTGATCGTTATGAGTGCTCCAGTTTTATTTTCCAATGAAAAGAATTCTTTGCTTTCAACCGAATAGGAGTAAGCTATCTCCATGATTTTTATTTCATCGAATTCATTCCATGCGGTATCCATACCAACCGGACTTTTTCCTAACGAAAGTTTAGAAAGATCGTCAGGATATTTCATATCTTCTGTTTTCAGATATTCTTTCTCGTAGTCCGGCTGGGTATTTGTCTGGACAGGAACATTTTCCGACTGGGGGGATTGTGTCTGTTCTGAATCGATATCCTCCACAAGAGAATCGTTAAGATTTTCGTTTGAAGGATTTTCGTTTGGACGGGTATAATAATAATCCGGATGCATAGTGCTCATCTTCCATTTGCACAACGATCCGGACGCCTGTATAGTCGAATTCGTTCGACGTTTCATACGCTGAAGCATACCGTAGAATTCGAATATATTTTCTACTTGACCGAAAAGATTCTGCATCAAACCTACGCCATATCCATCAAGATAAGCTTGAATTTGATCAAAATCATCTCGAACAAAAGAGAACTCATACATCGTAGAGTCAAGTTCTACATCGTAGTCGTATCCTTTGTTGTTGTATGCGAGTGCGCATTGAAATTGCATCTGCTGTGTATCTGTCAACATTCCCACAAATACCGGCCAGATATATCTTCTGTCGTATTTGTCAAAGAGTTCGTTACAACGTGTTTCGATACGTTTAAGAAACTTCTCGATTGTGGGCAAAACCACTCTGTTTGGAGTATTGACAGGATCGTAAAGCCCCATTTCAGGAGTCTGCTGATCTGACTGCAACTTAGCCAAGGAATCAAATACTTGCAGACGTTCCGTACGAAAGGTGGGTATAAATGACTCTACGTATAGGGCTTCTGTGCAGTTATACATGAAGACCTTCGTTTTGGCTGCCTTATACATCTCTCTGGCTTGAACTATGCCAAGTTCTTCAGCAGGTTGCACCCATGAGCTGTCTGTGATTTGATGGTTTCCGGAAGTTTCGCACACTTTTTCCAAAATAACTTCCTGAAAAACATTTTGCGTTCTTCTGGATTGTTGCGGGCGAAAAGACTTGACACGATACAATGCAAATTTTGCATTTCCTCTATCGTGAGTGGCAACCATCACGGTGCACTGAGGCCACACTTTAACAAGAGCATGGATCTCGTTCGGTCTCAAAGGATGCAATACTTTACTTGTGGGCAATCCTCCGGATGGGCTTCCGACCACTACAGCAATACCTTGGACTTCGTTAGCTCCTCCAAGTTCGAATAGATCTCCATCCTTCCCAGTAGGAAGAACTAAATGTTTCGGAAATCTTTGAGAAAGTTGGGATTTAGTCCAATTGAGCAACTCAATTTTCCAGTTAGCCATATCCGACTCCTTTAAATTGTGAACGTTCGAATTAGTAATATAGACCTATAAACACGATGAACCTGTATAGTACATGTTGTTAAAGTGAATTTATATGTATATCTAGAGGACCAATACGGTCCTCTAGATATACGGTTATTTACCAAAGTCGCTTAATCAAGACAACATATCTTCCTTTTAAGTACGTCGTGATTACGATTTCTTTATCCGTGATCTCAGATATCTTAGCCGGAGGAACCGCACTATAGACATCTTGTATCTGGATCTGACAATCCACCAATTCTGTATTGAATGGATTGGGGATTCTGTGAACTACTTCTTTGTCAGGTTGTACATTAAAATGATCGACTGGGATATAACCATAGCGACCTAATATAGGTCCATCATAAGTTAATCCAGACCACATTTTATCATAGCTTTCTATGTACTTGATCGTTCCTAAGAATCCTTTAGGTGGAGACATTGTTCCAGACGCTATATTCAAGTATGGCGTAGCGAACCTTAAAATAAACTGTCCTAAACCTACACGTGTTTGAGATTGAGTTCCTTTTAAAGTTAACTTATACCCAAGTATATTTTCTTTAGGTATGGGATATTTTTTCCTATACCAAATAGCAGGAGAATCTTTGCCAGATATCCCAGGATAAAAATGTGTCAGCAGTTCTATCTCAGTATACTCTTCTCCGATCAAATATTCTAATTTGATCTGGTTAGGTATGGTATTTTCTAAAAGCATCCTCTTTTCAAACACATACGAGTGTTCAAGGATACTTAAAGGTTCTAAGAACGAATGTGTGATAGTTACTTCAGTAACTCCTTCGTTACTCAGATAGATATCGGGAACATTTTCTCCGTAGATATTTTCTACAGGATTTTGTGGATCTTCATCAGATACAGACACATCTCCCCAATAAGGATTCGTTTTCTCTGCATATCCACCTGTCAATCCGTCATATCCTCTCGGACTAAGACTAAATTCAGGTTTCAATATACTTGTCTCAAGTACTACTTCTCCTTCTTCGTTTTCTGACATGAGTAAGTATAATGGAGATCTTGCACTAGTCAGATTAGGAGAGATAGAAAGTCCATCTTGAGCTATGATAGTAGATACACTTCCAGACGCATCTGCATATGTGAGTTCTGTACCTTCGATCACTGTAAGTTTATTTGGTTCTACATCTACAAAATCGAATTTGACTCGGAACATCCACTTGTTACTTCCGAGAAGATCTACTTTACGTATCAAGAATCCAAAAAACTTACCAGATTTAGACTCTGCCAGCGTAGACTTGTATGGTGTGTATGTGGTATCCCATGGATCAGTGAAGGTCTTTGTTTCTACAAGCAAATTGTCTATGAGGAATTCCCAGGAACGAGGATATCCCATAACCCCAGCTTCAGGCTCGGGAAGTATCTCATAACCAGATATCTTCCTGTCAGTATGAAACATATACCCTACAAGTACAAAAGGATCTAGATCTTCTGTTTCACTTAAAAATGCAGTATATCCGATACTGGCATCTTCTTCAGTAAGAAGAACTTTAAATCCGTACTGTGCAGGATGTTCATCGATAGGAGGCACGCTTGTGACAGCTACTCCTGATTTGTAATCATATTCAGATGAAGATGTGTGCAATATGTCACTAGTCAGTACCATGCTCACTGGAGCTGTGATCTGAGTATTTTCTAACTCGATAGGAAGATACCCTTGTGGAGCATTTGTGAGTACATTAGGCGCAAGAAGTGTACTTCCGACTCCAGAAGCATCCAGGATCTCATTGATCACATTACGAACTTGTGCTTCTCCCAGATATTCCGGATGTTCATGTACTTTTGGAGCTGCTCCAAGAGAATCCAAGGTGTGTGTATGTTCCGTATCTGCTTTATTGAGCAATATGTTCAACAGATACTGTCGCAATACACTCACAGCAAGTGATGTGGCCAAAGTCGTATTGCTATCCAGATCAACCGCATCGCTAATAGCGTTTGGGATATTTTCTAATCCCACATCGGCTTTAGTGTGCGTGTGTCTTTCAGGAGCTGCTCCGATCTCTTCAGGTAAATGCGTATGATCTTTATCTGCAGCTCCAAGATCATCGAGATCGTGGGTATGATCGACTGCTGCAGCTCCTATACTTTCTGGAGTGATCCGGTGAGGATTAGATTCAGACAAGTGGGCAGAAAGTTGATCTTTTACTTCTTGGATATTTCTTTGGATATGTTCTTGTAGAGTTTCTGTCAGAGTTATAATAGCAGACTCTAACTCTTCGTGGGTAACTCCGGTACCTCCCCCACTCTGGAACAGGTACTGAAGATAATTCTTTAAACGAGGAGTTATCCTGTGCATATTGATCGAACGAACAACTATCAGCTCTTCAGGAAACACATCCTTAGCTACAACTTGTAGAGTTTGAATTTCTGAATCATTTACTGAAAGCTCGAAAAAGTGTGAACCTACAGTAGAGATAGTTTTTAGTACGGTACCGTCAGTATCGACTAACTCTAATCTTCCGGAATCCAATCTTGGAATATCTATTTTGAAAAAGTAATCTCCGTCGAAATGAAAGTTCTCGTTTTTAATTTCGATGAAATTGTTGTCTTGGTAATCTTTCCCAATATAGGAGATCTCACCATCCACTATATTCCAATTTAAGATTCCCCAAGTATCATCTATCTCAGAGAATATTTGAGGAATTAAAGGAAGCGTGATTACTGTATTATCCAAAAAGAAATTGTGATGTGGATCAATCTGTTCCAACTGATCTGTTAATTTCTGATACGCTAATGCTAAAGCATGAGAAGATGGTACAGAACGAATAGATCCTTCAGAAGGATCATGACTAAGATATTCTATTGATTCGTCGTGCAACATCAGACTATTGGTGATAACACGAAGTGCCATAGCTGCACCACCCAGAAGAGTTCCTCCGGGGTGGTTCTGGGTATCAACTAAAGAAGCCCCATCACTACCATTGACTTGTTGAGGCATAAAAACACCCTCCAGGTTAGTTAACTAAGTCATACTATCAGAAAGGAAGAACCCCGCAGAAGCAGGGTTCTTCTCTTTACAATAAAATATCTATCGCAGCCATTTCTGTGGTGTTTTGAGCTTCTTCTTCATCCGAATAAATGTCTTCCACAAAGTCAGGAGTATCCTTAAGAATATCGTCTCCTATACCAGCAACTGTAAACGGATAAGCACAATACTGATGACTTTCTGGGGTATCATCCACATATCTGTGTTTTCCACGTTGCATCGTTAAGAACTTTCTTCCTCTATGATTTTTCTCCAAATGTACAAAGATCTCAAGGTCAACTTCTTGTGATGCACCTAAACTTCCAGCAGCTCCAGCAGCTGTAAAGTTTTTAACGTGGTTGGTCGAAGATTGGTTCATGATGTTTTTCATAACATCACGATTGAGCTGATGTGGCGTTATGAATGTGATACCTTTCGATTTGGTATACGTACACATGTTGTTGAAAAGCGCAGTAATCAGAAGATCATCACGTTGGTTGCTAACACTAACGGTTTTGGAAGTTTTCTTCATTTTGAGTGCATAATCCACTGCAACAATAGCTAGTTCATATCCTTCAGCTTCGTACGCCTCTATAGTCTGAACGAACTCATCATAGCCAAACTCGTTACTTGACCACCTTTCAATGAAGAAATGCCATCCTTGTTGGAGATAGAATCGTTGTACAAATTCAACTATCTCGTCATCTGTCTTCCCTTCAGCGGACTCTCCCGAAGTAGTTTCGTATGCTACTTTGTAAAACCAGTAAAGATTCTTATTAGCTTCGTTCTCAAGACTAATGAAAAGTACAAGTGGTTTCCCTTTAAAATGTGCCGGTGGAAGGTTATAACAAAGTACCCCTCTAAGGATCGTCATAAGAAGACCCGATTTGAAATTATGTAATAGTGCGTAGATACACACAGATTCTCCAAGCGCCAGTCCTCCACGTTTACCGAACATTCGATTAAGTCCCTGTAAACCTGTACGAAGGATTCCTTTTTCTTCACGAGCTCTTCTTAATGCTAATGCATCAAGTAACGAATTTGTGTCATTCATATTGATCCTCTCTACAACACCTTTAGAAAGTCTATCGTTTAAACTTACACTTTCGGACAGATCCCTTGCCAGATTAGCTATAGTTGATAAGTGATCTTCTTGTTGCTGTGGGTCAGAACAAGAATTAAAAGAGTTCAACTGATTCCATATCGATTTTATTTTTTGGGAATAGTAGTGACCAACTGCAACGTTTTTCAATTTCAATTTAAGTTCATTGGCTATTCTAGGATTTGACTCTTTATCTTTTTCGAAGATAGATTTTACTGCATCTGATAAAAGAGTATCTGCTTTAAGAATGGGGTCAGACAAAAAAGATATAGCCAAGCGTGCTCTTTCAGTAGATGCGTTATTATCGTTAGGAAGGTTACGTATTTTTTCTAAAAAATTAACGAACTTGTGTGTAAGTCCATTGTCGGTACTAGCGTTGTAGGTTTTGTCTGATTTATGAATATAAATCAAGTTATCAATTTTTTCTAGGTCTACATCTTCTTGATAATTTACAAGAAGATTAAGGGCATCCAACACTATTTCTGTAGTTATGCTGCTCATGGATATCCTCAAAAACGTTATTGATCTAGTTGTGCAAAATATATGGTATGCCGGTATAAAAATTCAACTCTGGTAAAGGAGTGTTCGTTATGATCGCATTCACCATCCGAAAAGATGTTCCGACAAATATTAAAACTGACCTTTTGAAATACGAAGATCCCCAGATCTCTTCCCTAAAAGAAGACTGGAACAACTTTAAATCCCCGGTAGAACAATTACAATATCTTGCAGAACAGATCCTTCTTGCAAAATATACTAACGAAATGAACGATGGACACTCTGAAGAATGTGTCGAGTATTTGAATTCGTTGGAAGGATTTTTAAATATTGTTCCTGAAGATCATCCCAATTTTTCACAAGATAAATTAAAAGCATACGCCTCCGCACTCAAAAACTTCTATTATGACAAACCGTTCGATGCTCTTGAACTGTATCTACTTTTGAGCGATGTGTTCCTGGGTCAAGGAACAACCCTCTCTAAGGGGTTTTATGGAACTTATCTTGGAATGCATGCCAAAGGTCAAAATCGTGGAGTAGTTCGAGAACACATGAAAAATGTGAATCCTTCTATTCTGCAGGTTGTTAAAGTTCCAGTACAAGAACTAGTTTTAATGGAAAACAAAGCTCTCCCAAATTCAGGACACTACTTAGTTGCATATACTACGGATTGTTCCAAACCCACTGACTTTAAATACACAGATCTTTCGATAACTGCTAACAGTGCACAAGAGCACTTATTGAGTTACGATTGGGCTAAACGTGGAATTATTTCCTTTATAGATACTTTCCAATCTTTCGGGTGTACTTACAGATATGGATTAGAATCCATATACTCTATGCCTGCACTTCTTAACAAAACAGTACACAGAAAAGTCACTACGTTAGATAGAAATATCAAAGTAAGAAGTAATTTGGTGAAGTTACTTCACCGCGTTATTACCAAATATTCTATAGAGGTAGATCCGAGATCTGTATACTTCGTGATCCGTGATCTTGGATATTATGGCGCAGAAACTTTATTGTGCCAAGATGTCAATAATCAAAAACTGGCCAGTTTAGAGTCCTACTCTGAATTAGCTTTCTTGAGTCGTGAAGTTCTTCGAGTCGCTCTCGAAGCTGCTCAAGATGAAGATACTGATGATGAAGAAGATAATGAGGAAGAAGATAATCAGGATAATGAAGATGTAGATCCCATGGATGATGATCCTGAATCTGATCCTGATGCAGATGATGAATCTGACGAAGATCCGTCTGACGAAGATTCGGACGATACTGATTTATCAGAAACAGACGATTCGTCTTCAGATACAGAAAGTGAAGATTCTGACGGGAGCGGTTCCCAAACGACAGACACAACAACAGAATCTGAAAAAACACTTACTGAACTTGATGAATTGGTTATTTCTCGTAAACAAACATTGTCCGATTACTTCTATCAGAAAAAGATAGGACAAAAGATCAAAAATATCTTGAATAATCCTCCGGCTCATCTTTCTTCGGAAACAGTAGCTTTTCTGGAGATATGGTATCTCCAGTGGTTGTTTTTAGTTAGTGCTGATACAACCAGATCTGTACTGAGTAATCTGCGACTTAAGTAGACCCGGGCAACCAATAAACATTAACATGTACAAGGAATTCCTTATGTCCACATTATTCTCGATTTTTGAAAAACAGGTAGATTCTGCGGCTGCTAAGCTCCAGACCACGTTCGGTCATCCTCTGACCGTAGGTGCAAACGAATCGCTTTCGCTGTATTCTGGAACTAAAGAACCTCAGGAAACTACTACTCCTTCGGACCGGACACACATCGGCATGTGTTACCGTAAGGTCACTGAGTTCCTTAACAGCATGCAGGTATCTCAGGTTCCTCTCGGATTCGAAGCATTCGGTACTTTCCAGCGTGTAAAAGTAGATCCCAATGCAATGGCTTCTCTGAACATCGGTGATGATCTGATCACTCTTTGTAAAGAAACTGGAGTTCCCGATAACCAGATCACTGAAACCTGCAAGATGATGGCATCTATCCTGTCTCGATTCAGCACCAACGACGATTACGTCGAACACTGGAATTCTGTACAGGGAAGTGAAAAGATGTCCGATAGCCGGTCGTCTATGCAGCAGCTCTATCCCAGTCACATCAGCAACGGTCTTCTTTTTGAAGGAACTCCTTCGAAAGAATCCTTCGGTGCTAACAGCGATACGATCCTCCCGGACATTCGTATGGCTCTGACTGTAGCTCTGATGAAGCCTCATACTGGCATCATGTCTCGTTTCATGCACCGTAAAGCGTCGAATGCTATTGCAGTACAGTTCGTTGTGAACTACGATGAATTCTATCGTCTGGACCGTAGCCAGAACAAAGAATCTCGGGTTCGTAACGATCATGCGCACCGTATCCCCATGCTCGAACTGGAAACTCATCCTGAACCCACGGATATGACTCTGACTCGGTTCCGCTTGCTCAAGGCAAACGATCCGGAAGACAAGTTCCTTGTCGCTGACGATGTCATGAAGTTCGGTGCTAAGATCCATATGTTCGACATGGCAGTGGATGCAAGCAATCCCTCGACTATCAATGCTAACTGGACGGACCTTGTTTCCGATCAGATCGTACTTGACTATGCTCTGGTAGAAATCTCCACTACTACTGCAGATGGTTCTGTTGACAAAAGTGAAGTATTCCAGGTAGACCTGTCTGCACAGCCGGATGCTCGTCTTCTGATGGTTACCAACACCCAGGAAAGCTCTGAACGTAACACTCGTTGTACTCCTTCGTTCTTCCTGAACAAAGAAACTAAAACTGTGGAAGATGTTGATAGTGAAATCTTCGAAAGTTTTGGCGTGAACGATAACGATCAGGCCATGCTGTCTCTGACTCTGTCCCCGACTGCAGACATCCGTACTGGTATTGTACATTGCATCGGTGAAGGTAGCCTGTCGCATACTGTCCGTGATACCAACATCCCTGCAGTAGAAGCTCAGGTGACTGCTGTTGCCGGTATGAAAGTAAAACTTATCGGTTACAGTCTGGATGCTAAGTACAGCGAAGAGAACCTGCGTAAAGCCAACGTAGCTATCCGTTCGCTCACTCATCCGGTTCAGTATGCACTGCCTCAGGGCAAGGCCATCGTAGTCGACTTCTCCATGCAGCAGACTCTGCCTGACCACGTTATGCAGGCAGGTCAGAAAGCACAGGCACTTGGTATCGACTACCGTGACATCCAGATCATCATCAAGACCATGCGTCAGGTACATGATCGTAATGTCATGGAAAGCAGTGAAAATACTACTACCCTTCGTAGTAATCTGGAAGGACGTACTCTTAACCGTACTTACCTTGCAGGACAGCACGTCAACCCCACGACGATCATCAAAAGTCTGAACCTGGTGAATATCGTAAGCATCAGATCTGCTGACCTGCTCGGCGATATCCGTATGTATGTTGAAGCATATCTGACTCGTCAGATCGCAGAACTGCATCAGCGTTCTTTGTATGTGCAGCAGCTGAATCCCGGTGAAAAACCTGTGTATAAGGTTCTCACCTCTCGTCTGCTTCTGGAAACCATCTTCGGTATCCCGCACATCCATAACCACCTGCACCCGAAGGGTATGGAAGGAGAACAGATCTACCAGGGTACTGATCCTTCTGCTGCCGTAGAGTACACTCGTGTGCTTCCCAGTGGTGTAGTACTTCAGTTCATCACTACCGCGTTCGCTTTCATGCGTGATACGGTACTGATCGTACCTTACCGTGAAGGTGATGCAGGTAACATCCTCAACTTCGGCCAGAACATCGACGGTGGACAGTTCGCATCGAACTACACCCCTGTTGATGGCAATCAGGTTAACCGTCGTATGTATCTGAACACCCGTGAATACCCGATCATCACTAACCCCTCCGGTTTACTGATCCAGGTTAAGGGTCTTTCTCAGATCGCTCCGATCATCACTGATCCGGTAGATGGTAATTTCCTGCAGGGTGTCTAATGTAACGTCAGTTCTTAATGTGAACCAACATCAACTGTACTAAACGAGGAGTTCTCCCCAAAAGGGAGAACTCCTCTTTATCCTGTATATATTTACGATAAAACGTTATGGTATAGCTATCGATAAATCAATCTTTGGAGTTTGATATGGCTACAAGTGAACGAGCTACTTTGACAAACAGACAATGGACTCATGGGTGTTATGTAAGAACTCCCATAGGGAACAAAATGATAGTCAAAGAAAAGACCGTTGTCATAGATAAAGAGACTAATGAAGTTCTATCGACAAAAAATCGACTGACTATAAATGATCCTAATCTTACCAATCCCAAACGAAGAATATATATAACTAAACCTGCATGTCGTAATCATAAGCTTAAGAAAGAAACTGAGCTTATAGAGAATACGGATATGTATATCGTAGACGATCGTTATGTAGGTCAAGAAATAAAACGTATCTTAGGGTATCCTGAGTATAAACGTATACCTTTACGAGAACTGTACAACTCACCCTACATATACAACGCAGATATTAAAATGGAAACCCTGGTACGCATGGCATACCAGAAGAAAGAACAACATCCTGTATATGTTTTTGAAAAAGGATATCTTGACATCGAACAATCTGTGCTTGGGTGCGATAGAATCAATGCGGTCACGTATATACACGAAAACCAGATATTCACGTATATTTTAAATGACTTTATGAAGGTATTTTCCGATAAAAAATACGTACGTAAAGCTACAGAAAAAGATATACGTAAAGCGATCGCTACAGATTTGGGTACTTTAGATGGTGATGAACTTCACATCAAAATTGATAAATCTGACAAATATAAAGTAGACATAGATCAAAGATTCAAATTACATCTCAAATTTTTTGATAGAGAAGATGATCTTCTTAAAGAGTTATTTCAAGACATACATCGGATGGAATCTGATTATATTAGTATATGGAACATAGATTATGATGTTCCTCAGATCGCAAAAAGACTAGAATATTACAATCTGGAACCTAAAGATATATTCAGTCATCCGGATGTTCCTGAAGAATGGAGATACTGGAGTTATAAACCAGATAAGAAAAAGACCCAGCACATAACCGACAAGTGGCACTGGCTTTCATGCACATCCATGTCACAATGGATAGACCAGATGTTACTTTATTCTAGAGTAAGAAAACACAAACGTAAACAACCCACATATTCACTAGACCATATCTGTAACGTAGAGTTAGGATTTGGTAAACTGATGATGCATAAAGAAGATGTTCCTCCTGGAAAAGAATGGCACATCCACATGCAATCTTACGAATTTGTGGATTATGTTGTATACAACATCCAAGACGTTCTTCTCTTGAAATTCTTGGAGGATAAGAATAACGATATAAGTGCTCTCTTTGGACTTTCCGAGCATAGTCAACTTGCAGACTTTTCAAAACAAGCGGCTATGCTTAAAGATAGTTACTATAAATTCGCAACTGACCACGGTCGAGTACTGGCTACTACTGGTAACAATATGCATGGTCCTTATGATCATTATATTGGTAAACAAGGAGGAGCAGTACTCAAAGCAGATCTTACCAAAGATATCGGTATGAAATGTATAGTCGAAAAGCCAGACTACGAATCCATGATATTAGTCATGTGTTCTGACCTAGACTATAAAGCAATCTATCCTTCATACAAATCAGGATACGGTATCTCGAAGGAAACAAAAATTGCAACGACTGTGGAAATTGAAGGACAACCTACAACAGAAATAGAACCTCTGTATGGAGCTCTCGCTAACCCTGAGGAAAATGCTGTTTGGGTAGGTCACCAATATTTTAATCTTCCTTCTTATGAAGAAATGGAAGAATCCTTAAAATCTATTTTGGAACAATATGCTTAAAGGCAACACTGTCAGGATCTTATCTTTCGATCCAGGATTAACGAACTTGGGATGGGGGTTCTCGGAGTATACGCTTGGGGAACCTTCACATCTCAAGGTTATTGACTATGGCCGTATCGAAGCTATTCGACAAGCAAAGAAACGACGTCCGGACTCCAAGGAATTTCCTCCAGGAGTAATAACTCTAAAAGAAGTGTATCTGGGTACAAAACACTTACACACTAAGTTTGATCCCGACTATGTCGTAACTGAAGATACATTTTACAATCCCAGAAGACCTAATGCATATCGAGCATTACTGTTATGTATCTCGTCAATAGAGAACTTTTTATATGACGCATGGATAGAACTAGATCGGCCCATGCCAGTTTACGATAAATTCAAACTTAGAAAATATGCTCCAAAATTCATCAAATCAATATTTGCGGAAAATGGTGGAGCAAGCAAACAACAGATGATCGATACTTTGCAATTACACGATATCGTATTTCCTAAAACCAAATATATCGATGGTCAGTTGGAAATCATTGAGCATGAGGCAGATGCAATAGCTGCAGCATATACTCTTGTATCGACTGAACTCAGTAAACTCATTTAAAAAAAATAAATGGTATATCGTTCTATACTGCATAAGAGTCTACCCCATCAAGGGGTAGACTCTTATGTGCCACAATCAATTTTCGGGACAATCGATCGCGTCGTTGATAATGAAGTTGGGTCTTTTTTCGGACACGGGAGGGACTTCCGGAACGGTAGGACTTTTCTCAGAATCTTCGGTAGATTGTTCAGTAGATTGTTCGGTCGATTTTTCTGGAAGGTAAACAATAGGAATACAATCAGGATCCTTAGGATCTTCATGTGCCGATGCTTCTTCTTCTTCTTTCACTCCTCTCACTTCCAGCTCTATTCGAGAATACGTCGTCCTGGGAAGAGGTACGACATCTGAACTTTTGTACCATTCGAAAGACTCTTCCTTGGGGAATTCCAATCCTTCCTGCAGAAGTTGGTCGATAGTTTTTTGGACGTTAAACAACTTAGACATCTGGTACTTTGACTTGAACTTTCTGGACGGTTCCAGTCTGTACTGAGGAATACCTTCATGATCCGTAACTTCAACCGTTCCAACAGTAACGAAATGTTTCAACTGGTCTTCCCGTAAACGGATCAGGGGAGCAGAAAGAATCGCAGAATTTATACGTTCAACTTCGATCTGACATTCGACCAAGTCGATCACAGTTTTGGCACAAATGTACATCGTCCAGTACAGAACCTTACCAGAGAAAACCACTTCATTCCCGGAAATGGACAGTAGACCTGCCGATAGAGTGCCCGTCAGGTGTACTGTGTTTGCTGACAAGTAAAGTCGATCCAAAGATGTCATCTCTGTTATTTGAACGAACTCAGAATCAGAGACTTTCAATACGTGGGTGTTCGGAGAAATCAGACCCTTGTCCGAAAGGACAATGTGTTTTCCGCCAAGGTGCAAAGCTTCGTGATTACTTTCCTGATGCATAAATAACCTCCATACATAAAAGCTAATCAATTAGCTCAAGTTAAAGATTCCAAGGCTATTCGGAAATAACCCGAATAGCCTTGTAAATACTTGTCCAGATAGACTCTACTGATACCTATGTATTTTCTGCTCACCGAAATATATTTGCTTAGAATTCTCGAAGAATTATCGTACAACCACACGACACTATACCAACTACACAAAAGTGCATAAGAGCTCTCAAGTTCATCGTTGTAGTGATACTTGAGATAGTAACTTAAGAGGTAAGATAACAGTAGATAAGGATCTCTGCACACGTGTGCAGAGATCCTTACAAGAGACAACGTTACTTTTCAAACAGTGCTTTAAAGTCTGCCACAGCAGATTTCAGTGTTGCTTTGGGAATGAGTTTGGTTGACGAAATCGTTACCCGCTGAGTTCCATATTCGTCTGCTTTCGGTTTTCCGGTGAGTGCGACGATTTCACCCTGGTGATTTCGGTAATCAGTTCCGGTGAACGTCGCCTTACCTTCAAGGGTTTCGACTTTGGTCACGAATGTTTTAGGGTTACTTTTAACATCTTCCCCAGCAGAGAGACGTTTCTGGATATCAGCGCGATGATCATTTACATGTTTGGAAAACAAAGTTCCAAACAGAGACTTGCCGGTTTCAATGAATGCTTTCTGGGCACTGACATCAATGCCGCTTTTTTCGTAGAACTCTACGACAGCGGCTCGCGGGAAAGTGCGAACACCCTGTTCGTTGGTAACCAGTGCTTCGTTGACAAATTTAACTTTTTCTTCATCGTTTTGAAAAGGAACATTAGACATACGGGAACTCCTCAATTTGAGATGTGGTTTAAAGGTTAGATGTGGTTAGCTATACGACATTTCTTTTGCACAGTATAGATGTCGTGTATAAAAATTAATCTGACTTTTATACCGAGCATTCATTAGTGTAATATATCCGCATTTTTAGTATGAGCTTCTAGTTCAAAACTCCTATGGTTTCTAACTCGATCAAACTTTCAAAATTTTCAGGTATAGAAAGAATAAGAGAAATGATTTCGTATGTTTCTTTATTCATATATCTATCAACCGGGATCTCGTGTTCAGATGAATATACTGCAGATTGCCAATCTAAAAATCCCATGACATCAAAATCCGTCTGAAGTTCTTTGTGATGGAGTACCCAGGGTACATCTTTAGGGAATAACCTGCCTTCCGAAGTATTCAAAAATACACGGATAAGATATTCCAAATACTGAGAATACTTCAAAGCTTTCTTTTTAGTCTTCATCCATTTTAGAAACGTTTGAGCTTCATCTGGTTCCAATCCGTAAGCCATAAGGATAGATAAATCGCACTTGAATATATCCGATATCTTTTGGACAGTTCCGTGTGTTACCATGGAGGGCAATATTTTCGTAAACTTTGTACCTACCCAATCGAAATTAAGGAAGGACAAAAACAATCCTAAACTAACGATAAGTTTTGCAGGGCATCTAGTATTGATACAGTAAATACCGGTTTCATCATCGTACAGAACACTCTTACACGAAGGACAGAGTTTTGGAGGATCGTTTAAAGTAACACTATTTTCGTCCTTAGGAAATTGAAAACTAGGTTTCCAGATCTCCACTTCTCCGTCTTGATCTTTCCTTAGATGCACATCAAAACTATCTCCGACACTTATGTGTTCACAAAGAAATTCTCTTTTCCTGGAATTTTCCTTAGTAGGAAACAGTTTTGGAAATCTTGCTGCTGGTTTAGATTTAATGATTGTAGCAATTTCTCCAGAAGGACCCACAGATACAGCCACAGATTTAACTATTACAGTTCCTAAATGATTTTTAGAATTACATTGAAATTTTGACATGATTTTACCTACCACGAAATTTGAAATATGAATTCGTAATATATACGATTTGTTTTCGATTGGTCATAATAACATATAGTGGTGGTATTAAGCTACCAGTCAAAAATATAAATTTACAGTACTGCTCTCCGAAGAGAGCAATACTGTAGTTATGAATTGTAAATAAGATCGATTTGCTGTTTTACCATTTCTATGAATTTTGAAATACTACCAAATGTAGCTTTGGCATCTATCTTTTTCATATGTAAGAGCACAAGCTGTACTTGGTTCAATTTGCGGATACGTATCTTTTCGATGGCCGAAAACTTTTCAAAGTCTTCAACGAATTTACGAATGTACGGATCAACGGTTTCTTCATACTTAAGTTCCTTCACTTTCGGGAACTTAAGATATTCCAGTATAGGATCAATAGAAGTTATCTCATCTCCAAACATGTACATAAGTTCTCGATAATACTCCGCATCTGTGAAGGTCTTTTCGATTTGTCCGTTGTATTTCAGATGTGCTTCTGAGGAATACTGATCCAGCTCTGTATAGATTTCAAGCATTTTATCTTCTTCAGAACGATTGTCTATAATGCAATCGTGAACAAAATCATACTTGAACCATGCTCTATGGAGATTTTTAGGAAGATCACTTTTCGATACTAAATCGTCCCATTGTTCCTTAGTATAGAAAAACACATGGTTAGGACGAACATCGGCTGGGGAAAACTGGATAGAACCGTTTTCGAAAATACCCACATGCGCAGGATGGAAAGTTTTATTGTCAGTATCGTAGAGATGAGGTCTTGTGGACGACGGGTATTGACCCAAAGAATCTATGACTCTGAGTTTTTCTTCTTTGATTGTTTTAGAATCTACAACCCCCATCCAAAGATTTCCTAAATCAGGATCGATCGCCGGTTGAGGAAGATCTAAGAGGTCAGAGAGTTTGTTGTCGACAAATTCCTGCATCATAGCGATTTGGTCATCCGTCATTGGTGTTTGGTCATGCGAGATGTAGAACCGTTCCATACGGGGTTCAAAGTGAATGAATCCATCTACACTAATAGGAAAATCAGATTCTGAAAATTTAGCTTGAAATTCCAGAGCATCCTCGACGATTACTCGGATCTCTCCCTCGGTTGTATTTTTAGGTGCAAAATAGTTGACAGCTAAAATTTTTAACATAGACACATCTCCTAAATAGATATCAATCTAATGTTTGAATCCATGCATCCCCAGTTCTTCCTTGTACATTTGTAGGAGGAAGACTACTAACGGTAGCGGTCTGTGTAAGTTTTACCACATGGGGATTGTTTCGACGTGAAGCATGCGCATCATGTTTAGCTTCCACGTTTTGGATTTCGTTGCTGAGATTTTGTTCAACACTACTGATATGGGCATTGGTATCTGCTATATCTTTATCAACAGCATTAAATTTTTCTCGTATCCAATCCACATTAGATTTTAACATATCCCGCAGGTTGACGATATACGGATGTACCACATTTTTGATATACTTAGACATGTTGTCATAGGCCATAATTTTATCTCCATACTTGAAGGTTAATAAGCATATGATGAGAATACTTCTACCTAGAATTATCGGTTATTTCCAGTCACCAAGACACATGGTATAGACCTTAACTGGAGACTACATCGATGAAAATTTTAAATGCAGAAGTTCGAGACTTTATGCCATTTCGGTTTTCGGGCATCAAACGACTTACTATGGAATGTGGGTCAGATATACAGATATTTATAGGTGACAATGGTAGTGGTAAAAGTTCGTTACTTGAAGAACTCACACCATTTGCTGCAAGTCGCCCTACCTACGGCAAGAAAGGATATAAAAAACTTGTTATCCATCACGACAAAAGTGAATATGTTCTAATTTCAGACTTCACCACATCTAAAGGAGCACATTCATTTTTAAAAGATGGAGAAGAGCTCAATATATCTGGAACTAGTGGTATACAAAATGAATTAGTAGAACAGCATCTGGGGTATACTCAACAGATAGAAAATATCCTCAAGTATAAATTGCACATGACTAAGATGGGCAAGACTGAAAGAAAGAATTTTTTACTTGGTATCAATCCAGTCAATCTAGAACTTGTATTGTCTAAGCACAAACAGATCTGTGCCAAGATCAAAGATCTTCGTGCGACTATAAAACATCTCCAACAAAAGAAAATACAAACTGAAAATCAATTGCTTTCTGAAGATTTACTTGCTGAACTTAGAAAAACCCACAAAACAAAGAATACTCAACTCATCAACATTTTGTCAGATATAAACAGATTCAAAACTATCATAGATGAAGTCAATGAGAGATTGGGCGACCATAAACATGTAGCGATAGAAGATGACCTAGCTATTGTTAATCAGCTACACTCTCGTACCAGAAAGATCTGTAAGTCATTACTTAATCTTGTAGACATAGATAAAACGATCACAGAAGAAGAACGAGAAGAGATATACTTGAAATTGAAAAGAAGGGAAGAAGAGCTTACTACGAGAATACATGAAACTTCAAAGCGTGCTGAAGATATTGTATCTGAGATACGAAAGTATCAAGATTACTTAAAATCTGAAGAAAGCAATCTTACTTCTGAACTCATACATGATGAGTTATTGCGATTAGAATCTAAAACGTATAAGTATCATGATGAGTTTGTACCTATTCCCAAACACGATTATAAACGACAAGTTTCTCAATTAGAAAAAGCTCAGTGTAGTATTTTAGAGTATATATCTCAAAACCCAAAATTTGTTATAACAAGAAATGTACTTTTCAAAATACAACGTAAATACGAACATTATGTTAAGAAAACTGAAGATATCTTCAATCGGGAATTGTCTCTTGGAAAAAACATAGAAGAGTTAGAAAAAGAGAAGTTCCAAATAACCATGAGTAAACCATGCAACGATGAAACTTCTTCTAACTGTGAATACTACAACAGCTACTACTCCAGAGTTGTCTTGCTTGATGAAAAGTTAAAAACCTACCGTGAAGAATTGGCACGACTTGGTCCATACAAACTCCGAGTTATGAAAGCAAGAGATGCTCTTCAATGTTTCAGTATGCGTTATGAATATGTGATGCATCTAAAAAATGAAATAGCAAAACATTTGAGGACCACAGTACTTGAGAAAGATGAATACTACTTAACCGAGAAATTGGTATACCCTCAGAGATTTCATACACTCATACGTAGCATCATAGAAGATTCTCTTCTTCATTATGAAGAACTTGAAAATAAAGAAATGATCTTGAAGTTGAAATCTCAACTAAAAGGGATGACGGAATCAAATACGTCCAGTACATTCATTCAAGACTTACTTGTTCAAAAGAAAAACGAATATACTGTAGCTTTGAAGAGTATTGCTGGCTATGAAGAAGAACTTCATGCGTATCAGTATAAATCTACAAAATATTTTCATCTGGGACAGATGCAAAAGGCGTTTAATCAAATACAATCTGATTTTGAAAAAATAACTGACATCATCGAATTAAAGATTGTAGGTCGTTTCTCTAAAAAGATGTTAGTGGATCTTGAAAAATCAAGTACAGAACTAACTCAAGATCTACGAACGATAGATGAAACTCTACAAATTCAAACCGGACATCTAGCAAGACTGAAAGACACAATAGAGGACATAACAAAATTAGAACTTCTCAGGAAGGATTATCAGACGATAGAAAAAAGTCTCTCTCCGTATACTGGATTCCCACACAGACACTTGGTAGAATATACCAACACCTTGATACACAACGTCAACTGTGTTCTTGCACAGGTGTGGAGTTATCCTTTACAGATAGAAGAACTAACGTACGATTCTCCTTTTGATGGAACATTTGCTATTTCTGTGGATGGACTTATCGTTTCCGACATATCAAGACTAAGTAAAGGTCAGCAAGCTATCGTCAATCTTGCATGGATGCTTGCATTCGTGATAGGTAAGAGATTGCTAGATTATCCTATATTCCTAGACGAATGCGACGAAGGACTTGATCCTGTTCACAAACAAAGTCTATTGGAATGGTTACGCTCGCTCATAGACCAGCGTCTTGTGAGTCAGTTGTGGATGATCCATCACGAAGCAGTTTTGTTCGAAGGCTTTGTAGATAGTGAAGTCTTATGTCTTATGGATGGAAACATCATCCGACCAGAAAAAATGAATACTCACGTAACTTTTAGTTAACATCGAGGAGATAGCCATAGGGCTATCTCCTCGATACTACTGATGGATCCACTCCACTGTCATGGAGAATATTCCTACATCAACAGTCGGCTGCAATTTATCGTCGACCATCAAAAAACTTTCCGGCAGGAATTGTGGAAAGTAGACTACCTCGTATTGTTTTTGAACAGGTATAGGAAGTTTCGAAGTCCAGTCTTGTCCATTGTTGTCGTAGACTTGAACTTCAACCACATTCTGGTCTTCTTCCGTAAAGGGAATCCCAAAACGTCTCCATGCCTCATGAACATCTGCAACCACCCACTTCTTGAGTTGGTCTTTCTGAAGAACGTCCACTACAATAATCTTCATTTGGTCACCTCTTTTGTTAGGAATTCGTAGCAGTAGCGATGAGCTCTGTCGTCCAAGTCCTTCAGTTGCTGATAACTGTTGAAACTACTTTCAACAGTCAGGGATGCTTGGGTATCGCAGACCATCTGGTACAGCATATCGCACAATGAGGAAATGCACTCAGCCTCCTTGGAAACATATGCACACTCAATAGTGAGCTGATTCACGTACGGATGGTTGTGTACGTAGGTTTCAATGACGTGTTTGTGGATAAGGATCTTAGCCCATTCTTCGTACTTTGTGTGATCCGAGAAAGTCTCTTCGAAACTGAACGGGATTTCCAAATCCAAGTCAATTAAGTTTCCGTGTGCACGAAATAGGACGTCTTCCCGATCAGTACAGAGAACTTGACGATTCTGATACACAGGAAACGTCAAATATAGGACCAATGCAAAGCTTCTGGCCTGCGGATTGTTCGGATACTCGATAATCGTGGTGGCATCGATAAAACTCATCTCTGCATCGTAACGATGGTGCTCAATAAAACTTAGATGTTCTGGAAATGGAAACATAAAACGATTCTCCTTAGTTAAATGTACTTAGAATAAGTTCTAATTTAAAAATGTAATATATCCCTGAAAAATGTCGAATAATAACAAGTGTGAGAGTCTTCTCTCACACTTGTTAGATAAATGACCTATGTTCTACTGCATTCTGATTCCGGTAGAGACAATGGATACTTGCTCACGACGAAACGGAATATGATACTGTACCCCTATCTCGGGAGAGAATCCGGGTCCGTGACGGTATTGGATACTGTCTGGATTTGTGAAATATTCCGAAGTCTGCTCGAGCTTCACGAGCACTTCATCTTGCAACTGCCCGAATGGAGTGTCACGAACCTGCTCTTCAGACACTGATGTCCAGATAGTTACTCTACATGTTTGACTATCTTTTACACTCTCGTTCTTTTCCGGAACTACGGATACAAAGCTGGTATCCGGATATTGAAAAAGTTTCGTCAGTGTACCTTCTTCCATATATGGAAGTCCTGAAAAATTCTCTGTCTCACATATCAACATAAGGACTCTTTCTGCAGGCATGTACTGCAATCGGATGTGAGGGAAACTATTTTCAGGAAGATCCTGTTGGAAGTCGGTTTTGACTTGCTCCAGATCAACACATGTGTCAGTAACTTTTGGATCACTGACATATCTGTAATGAATAGTGAGCTTCCGCTGATCAGTTCTCGTGATTACCCAATCGAGAACGATACAACCTTTTTTGGTAAGTTCATGACTGAACCAAGAAATGTATTCTAAAACTTGTTGTTGTGTGAACTCAGTATCTGTCATAGATTTTTTCTCCTATCCACACTACTTGAAAGTGGGGAGTCTTACAAACGCGTGCTGTTTGATTCTTGGAAAATAACTAAGGATTCGGTTTTCTGCTGTATTTAGCACTTTTTATTGAAAATATCCTTGGTTGTCTTTGGGCAAAGACAACTCCCATCCAAATGCTGTCTGGTACAGAATAGCGATGTCGTGATAGTCCTTTCCGGAGCGACATATTGTTCGTATCGGTGAAGTAAACCGTTTAGAAACTTTGGCGTATTCGGATGCCACTTTTTCTCGGAGATCTTTCAGTGGGGTTGTAGTCATCTGTTCTTCGTCCAGATGTTTACGAATAAATACGTCACAATTTCTCCGGTTTAAGCTATCGTAAGTTCCACCGGGATAGACTGAAACATCACGCAAAGCAGGGTCCTTGAATAGTTCATTCAGGATGTCGGCCTCCATGTACGGAAAACCTGTAAAATCTGGAGTTTCACAAGTTAAGACAACACTACGATCTGTCGAGCAGAATGCCATGCGGATCTTAGGAAAGCTGTTCTCCGGTAAGGTGTCCAAAAGATCATGTTTGATACGGTCCAGGTTAACCCAGTGATCTCTGTCAGTTGGGTCACTGATGATCTTGTACGTTATACAAAGAACTCCACGAAAGTCACGGCAAATTTCCCAGCTTAAAAGTACACAGTTATTTGCTTTGAATTCTTCGATAAGTTTAAATACATATTCTCGAACTTCTGTAAACTCAGGTTCAAATTCAGACACAAGCTCCTCCTTTAAAGTATCTCAGTGTGAGAGTTTATTCGACAGATTGTCGTGAGGTATTTTTGTACATGTGTGCTAGCAGGTATCCTTCCATGCGGGTTAAATATGAGTACGTGTATTTGGAACTAGTATCATGTGACTCAATAACGATTATTAGCACATTCGTCATGCAACATCCTTAGAGCGTACTGTTTCCTGATACTGGTACTGGAAGGGATAATGAGGTCCCATTTACACACCAGTGTGTTGTGATAGATCTCCATGAGTTTATCAACTTCTCCCCCAGCAAGTCCTCCCCCGATTAGAGGGATAACCAAAAGAGTTTCTTCATCCATTCTATCGCCGTAAATAGAATACAAGTGATCTTGCATCTTTTCAAGAGAGCTTCGGACTGCGGAGTATCTGACATGTCTACGAGTTTGTCCGTAAGTGAACTGAGTGTACAAATTGTAGATCAGCACTCCATTTACCTTAGCAAAGGTGAACTTGCCCAACTTGGATTTGTCTCCTTTTCTGGTGTTCTGGTCGGCAAGGTAAACTTCCGGATATTTTTCTTTTATTGTTGCAGCAAGTCCTTTACCGAAAGTACAAAAACAATTGCATCCATGTGCTGTTGCTTTATACTTTACTTCATTCAAATAGGTAAAAAGATCTCCGATTACTAACATCAATATACTCTTTTAAGTTTCTAGAAGAAGAGAGGTACGGATGTACCTCTCTTCTTCTACAATATTAGAAAGTTCATATCCACCTGAAACCATATGTTTCAAAATTGTCTTCAGTTTCGTCTTCTTTGGATGCACAAGTACAATATCGGTACCCGTGCTCGAATTTCAAACCCTCTTCGGGAATTTCTTGTAGACGGTATTGCGGTATGCCTCCAATAGTACGTACTTGAACTTGGTACAATTCACACAGATATTTCAGAATACTCGTCCAATGTTCGCTGTTCTTGACATTGGATCGAGCAGTTATATACCGTGCTAGAATGTCCACATTTATTAGAATGTACTGTTTAGGGTCGCGTGTGGCTACCCGGGATATTGTAGTTCGTTCTCCAACTTCTCGCAAGAATTCATTGATAAACTCACAACTCATTACAATATATTCGGAAAGAACCTCATCATCAAAATATTCTATCGTACCTACGGAAAAGAATTCTGCAGGAAACATGTTGCGAGGGGGACAAGAAAACGCGAAGCACAGAGCGTTCACAATTTGATATTCTTCATCAATCTGTGTCTCACGAACATTTTTCGAATCCTGAGGAATGAAGGACTCTTCGGTATCTCCTTCGATGATATATGCCAGGTTAGATTTTTCGATCTGAAAGATACCTACTTCAGAATATACGTCGCTTTCTCCAGAAGTCGGGCACGTGATACGAAGTTTCGTTCCAGGTTTCACACGATAGTAATACCAATTTTCTGTTTCTCTTTCTTGTAAGTATTTGAGAGGTCCTTCGACCTCTGTATTGTCGGCGAGCCGAAGTATAGTCCACTTGTACTTGGATACGGGTTTAGTCTTAGGGGACACAGTCGATTTAGCCATAATTATCTCCTTTGGAGTTAAGATCAATTACTTATGTTATATATCTGCCCTAGAAGTGGGCATTCTTCTTCTAGTAGGTCTATAGTGAACGGTGTCTTTTCAGACCGAGCAACGTATCGTAAAATAAACCCTCATCTAGTAAACTAAGAGAAGAGAAGCGTCATGCGACGCTTCTCTTCCTTAACACTCAACTATTCTAACCTAAAGGGACCGCAACCGTCGCACTCCTCTTTTGTAATTTGATACTGCGGAAAATCGTCACATCCAAAAGCAAAAGATATATCGTACTTTTCGATGATAATCTTCAGTGCGGTCTTCCAGTAATCCAGATGGTCCTCATCCGACAGATCGAAGTATCTGCAATTTTCAGCCAGGTACTCCGCGAAGGTGTCCATGTGCTGGTAAAAACTGAAGCATGCAGGAATGTCGCGCTGTATTTTCTGTGAGGGATTTGAGTTATCAAATCCCCAATCCTTGATCAGGACATTGATTCGCTCAACTCCCAGATACAAAGTACTTTCATAGATACACCAATCCCTGTAGATTTCTTCGGAGAATTCGTCTGGATCATCTACCCAATCTCCGATAGTAGGAAGACTCGTAACATGGTCAAAAACCATCATCAACTGTTCTTTTCTGATGTGCAACATGTCGGAGCAGTGGAGATTAGTCCTCTGCAGATTTATTGCATCATACACATACACAGGACTGTCCGGTTTAACCTGATAATAGTGCCAGTTAGTTGTTTCTTTTTTGGGGAGATGTCTGAGTTCTCCAGCCACGATGGTGTTGTTGTTTAAGTATATCAGCGTAAGAGTGAAGTTAGTATTTGCCTTAGACATAGGTAACTCCTTTATGTTATGTGTAATGTCCCTAGAGACAAGTAGTAACTTATCTCTAGTTGGATGCCCTACGGGTAGGGAACACCGGATTAAGGGTGAGTGTGTTTGGCCTATGAGAGAACTGACTTCGGTCAGTTCTCTCACTGGGGGAAATTTTCAGGTATATCTTCAAATAGGAACTTTTCGTGCACTACGTGTTTTTTGGATGGTTTAGATTTGAATTTACGTAACTCAACTCCGATAACATATTCCGTCAGGTTTTGCGAGATTGCGGAAATATACAATATACTCCACTTACCATCTGTGAGAATGTGTAAGATTGTATTCGTAAGTGACAACATGGATTCAAGATTATGTCCTTCATGCTCCATATTGAAACCGGAAGGAACCGCAAGCTGATGACGTTTTAAATGTTTAGCAAATTCAAATGTAATTTTTCGTATTTGTTCAATATCTGACATCAGAAGATTCTCCTTTTAAGTAGCTAATTTAGGCCATAGAAGCCTCGATTCGGTTATACACCAAAAGATGGATGTGTGTATGTTTAGAAATCATTTTTTGAATCATAGGATACTCTTCTAACGCAGCCAGCGGTGTCAACCAAACTTGAATACGAGTCAACAACTCAGGTAATGAGTTTTTATACTCAACAAGTGGGAGAGGCAAATATATTTCTGTATTCAAATCAGTTGGGACTCCAAGTGCAGCGTACATGCCGAGTTCAGTTTCATCGATATGGTCAATGATTTCGTGTGCAGCAGTTAATATAGATACCTTGGTTTGCTCCGCCCAAAACCGGGATATCTCATTCAGAGTAACAACTATCATCTCTCCCCTCTTATAAAAATATATAGTTATCACATGGAGTTGATTGAAGAAGAGGAGATGCCTGAATAAGGCATCTCCTCAAAACAGCTAGCTTTATTTAAAACAAACTAAATCGTATCGACAAAACAGCTAACGCTTATATGAAACAAAGTTATATCATCCAGACACTATCCCTTATAATGCGGATGACTTTTGCCGAAACCCAAACCCGGTATACGTTTGGGTATGACAACAACAATGTTAACGTACGTTTCTTGGGGTAATCGAGACACGCTCGAAGTTGTACGCATATACGACATCCGTGGTGAGATAAGTTTATCCCAAATACACAATATCGAACAAGTTGTCACAATGGTCATCACCTCCTTATAGATTTTGCCTTATTGGTAGTTTCCACACATCGCCCATCAAAGATACTTCCGGCATCTGGTATATCGTAGATATCCCGACAAACTTTGTGTGCGTTCAATATGTTCTCAAAGACACCTTAGACATCCTGGTAGTTGTTCATAAGTTAGGATATCTATATCCACGAGTGGACACCAGACTTCCCCCAATATAGCAATGTCATGAGAGTCTGTAGGTTTCCAGAAGCCTAAGAGAACATTATGAAATATGTGGAAGAAAAGAATCTTCTCGGACTCAATTGTTGTCGCAACGATTCCGAATACCTTTATGTTAGTGACCAAAGATAATACTTCTTTTTTCCAAATTTGTTTGTAAGAGTGGGAAGAGATCTCGACAACTTCGCTGCAGAGGAGAATCGGAAACACCCACAACGAATATTCATCGAAATCTCTTCCCTGTAGTTCCTGAACCGTGATCGAAAGGAGGCAACCAGATTCAGAAACAATGTTCAGATTCATCGAACTTCAGGACATAGTACATGTATCACAACTAAAATTTTACCTGTAGTAACAGGTTATCGTATATGTGATATATCCTTATAAAATTGATGACATGTACAATGATGGTATGCAAACCAACCACTAGTGAGGTGAGTTATGTACAATCCAATACAAATCTGTCTTAACTCGGTATACGCCGACATACCAAGTCATATTCTTAGACTAGCATTTCCCACAGTACACAACGAATCTATGGATGATCGAATCCGAGACGAAGTCATAACTTCTCGAGTATTGCAAGACTGCAGTATGCTTGGAGGACGACCTAAGAAGATAATGCTCAGTCCTGACTGGGTAGAAGAAAGCGTCATCGAAGACGGACATTATTACGGCGGATTTAACACTTATGCATTATATCGCATCCCTCCTGAAGCTAGAGATTTTCGAAGTATCTCATCTGTAGAACATGTCGAATTCCCATATTCAGCATATTCCGGATTAGCTGCTCCCACTATAACTGGATATCCTAATAGTCAGATGAGTACACTGTATGGTCTGGCTAACCAGGCGCTGGATAGTCAAACCGGAAGATCAAAACCTGTTCTTCCTGATCCTATATTACGTTCTGGGGATATCGTTCTTCTTACTCCATTTTATCATGTCCCAACTATGAATTTAAGTTGGATATTAAAATGTAGATTGCACTACGATGAAGAATTCACAAACATCAACGATCAAGCTCTGCAGGTACTGCGAAAACTTGTAGTGATGGCTACCAAAGCTAGGATCTATTTGAAACTAGCAATACAGATGGATCTAAGTGAGCTTCAAGGTGGTCAGGAAATAGGAAGGGTAAGAGAAATCATAGATTCCTATTCGGATCAAAATGAACAGTATTCTGAAGAGTTAAAATCTTTTGTCAAAGTAGCTAAAGTATTAGATCCGGAATCCAGATCTAACATCATGTACTACATGCTTTAGGAGGTACTGAAGATATGTTCAAATCAGTACAAAAAGTTCTTAATGGGAACGAATCGTTTCAACCTCCCAGTATAGACCGTCAGTTCCATAGGTATGAAGGGAACGAATGGCGAGTTACAAGTCTTATAGAAAAATCTAAAGAACTTGAAACATTCGAAAAACCTGTAGAAGAATTACGAGCATTGCAATTAGATTCTAATTTCCCCGGACTTTCTAGAGATGCAACATATGCCAACGTAGCTCACCATGTGAAGATAGCTCTAGCTGCAGATCTATCGTATCCTATTTTACTTGGAGAAAACGGAAGAATCATGGATGGGCATCATAGAGTCCTCAAAGCGTTGATAACCGGAGTTCCTACACTTCCGGTTAAACAATTCAGCATAGATCCAGATCCTGACTGCATTGTCAAATAAAACTTACAATAAGATAAGACACACCTAGAAAGGTGTGTCTTATCGTCTGGACATTACGGAAGTTGTTTTAAAAACCTATGTATCTGTACCATCTGAGGATACTGTAGTCCGTAATCTGGAAGACACCATGCAGGGGGATAAAAATTACGAACATTCTGATCAAGATAGTACGGATCTTTAACGTCTACGATTAGTCCCATCTTTAACGGAATGTTGTGGTTATTCATCCAGTTGATAATCGTAAGACATCTTGGGGTTTTATTAACTCCCAACTTTAATGATTTAGCATCGACATGTAACAAGTTAGAAAGGTTGGTTCGAAGTGAACTCTCATTGCACCAATCTAACGGATGGTGTGACAATTGTACAAGTGGCACGATGCGAACTTTTCTAGAGTATTCTTGACACAATTCAATCAACGCTTGAACTATCGCAACTTGATAAGTATAAGAATTTCTCTGACCAAAAAGTCCAGGTTGGTAATACTTTATAACTTTGTCTATGCCCAGAAAAACTATTCCGTAGGGGGTTACCTTCACAGACATAAATGACCTCTATTGTACATCATGAAAAAATGGAAGAATATGAAGAACAATCTCCCCATTTAAGTGATCCCGGGAATACCCTGCGTAGCTATACTCCGCATTAGATTTATTTTTAGATCTATTTACAGTATCGTGAATGACTGAATGATAAAAATCGTCAATCAATACATTGGTGTAAGACAATACTGTCATAGTCTGCATGTTCTTTGTATATTTACATCTCCAACGAACAAGGTATTTGTTGATCCCTTGTATAGTAGTAGAGACATCCTCAGGCACGAAGATGGGACTTGTTACCGTTACGCCTTCGTCATTAGCCCCACTACATGCATGATGCAATAATTCAGCAAAGTTCGCATAGAACTCACGAGCATTCCAAGCGTGACAAGTTTTAGAATTTCCTGACATTAAGATCGAATGTCGTATACTCTCTATACATTTATTTTCCAAAAGAACCATTTGTTCAGGTTCCAGAGTATCTCTTCTATACATAGATGTACTACAAGTACAAGACGAGTTTTCAAAATCTAACCATATTCTGGTATTAAAGTGGTTTGGGATTTCAAGATCGATACGATACGCATCGTCTTTCTTTACAATACAACAAGTGTGTTGGGTTTTGTTAGGGTATTTCATTTTTTCAGAATAAATAATCTCACTCATATTTGACCTCCATTGCTATAGTGACCCATAATAGGTCACTATAGAGTATTTAAATATAATCGAAAGATTTGATAAGGATATACAAAATGAAGATGAGAACAAATGATGCATTTGTATTCTCTCTTGAAGACAAATCACACTCTTCCACGAACTTAAGTACAGATCGTTTAATAGTAAGTACTCCACTGTCGGATATTCGTGAACTAGAATACATATTCATAGCTTTAATTACGATAGCTTGTTTGGAATTCATATTCACGTTATCCATGACACATGCACGATACGTAACTCTAAGGATCTCTTGTACGATCTTACCTAATCCGACGTAGTAGGGAGTATCGTTCTTTGGGGTTTTGATTGTGTCAAATGTACCAGAATCTACCTGCTCTGCAGATTTTTCAGCTACCATGATCAAGAACTTTTTCATAGCCTCAGGATGAACATATCTGAACTTATTACAAAGAACATTCACAAGTTCCATATCTATAAGTCTAGAAGAATTCTGGATCATAGCTCGCATACTTTGCTCCATGGTATCTAACGTATCGGTTTGCGACACTATGATCTTTTGTCCATCAAGACTATCTACCGACGAGTATGTGGAGATCTTATTTCCTTCTTCAAAGTTGTCGTAGTACAATTGAGTAACTCGGATCAATAATTTTTTCAATCCAGTCTGAGTGTCGCTTATGACACGACATACTCTGTAGTCAGGAGAATAATCTCTGAGTGCTTCGTAGTAGTTAGAATCCGGTTGACTCATACGTACTGCACGACTAGTTATCAAGTTCTTCCATGTTTTAGCTGCCACAAGATCAAACTTATTAGAAAGCCCATCTATAGTTGCTTGCATGACCTCTCGGTTAGCATGAAACTCATATGCTTGATGTACGTAAGAAGTAAAGAACTTATATTGTAACAACTTGAACAAATTGACTATACCCAAAGTTACAGTATCCGAAGGAAGTTTGGAACTGTGTATCCTGTGAGCGATATATACTACCAGGTG